ATGCGCCTTTGAACTCATTGAACTCGCAATCTAAAAATAATCTCATTAGTAAATCCTCTTTGTGGTGTATAACAACCGCTTCAACGCGGACTCGTAAACTCGCCGGTTAAGCGAGGGTTATGCGTCAACAGCCCACTTCTTGCGCACAAATACAAACGCAAACCTGTACCAGATAAATTGCGCTTGATTGCCAGAAAAATAGTCAAAGCGCTGAATCTTCCACCATGGCGCGGCGTTGCGCTTTCCATAAACATCAACCCTATCAAGTTTCCATTTCATAAATTACCTCTCTTATGTTTACGCATAACAACTCGCTCAACCGGACAAGCCGGTTAGCTTGGGGTTAGGTGCTGCATAAAACAAGGTGTCTTTGCGCTTTGTTGCAGCATTGGCACCGGCGCTCCTGAATAACCACAGGATGCCCAGACTTATTTTCTGCTGTTGCTATGTCTCCCCATTTTGACCACTTGTGGCTCCGATACCATCGGCACCTAACAAGTCGCTCAAGGTCGCTCCCGTTGGTCGCTGGACTCGCTTCATTCGTTTCACTCATTGCGCTCTCCCCTTAGCTCCACGTTATGCACCAAACATCGCGATCTGTGCAGTAGCCTGCTCAAATCGCTTGCTTGCTGCGTTAAAGTAATCTGTATCCAACTCGCACCCTACAAAATCAAAGCCGCCATAATGCGCTGCAATCGCGCTAGAGCCGCTGCCAAGGTGCGTGTCTAATCCAGCCTCACTAGGTATTGCCTTTATATCACTCACGCATCACCTCCAAAACATAACTTATTATCCCTAAATGGCTGTAGGGGTGTATTAGGGATTGTACGTAGTGAATTTCTTGTGAATCTTTCCTTTTGTAGCATGGGTTTCAAACACCAAAAAGAATAAGTCTCTCAAGTCACCATAGTCGTTTATATCGTTAGCAATATCTGGTTCATGCGCTTCAAGATAATCCGCTAATTTCTTGTACTGTCTAGCCGTCATTTCTAGCTTTACAATTGCCATACCATTCTCCTAGTGAACACTTGATAGCATTAGCTCTATAACCCATCGCGCCAGCTCGGGTCTGTGTGGTCATTAACAAACCCTGCTGATTTAGTTTCTGGCGTCTTTCTTCGATTCCGTATCCAGTTGCGCCATGTTGCAGGCCAGTCAGCCTTTCTTCCCTTTGCCCCTGCCTGTGCAATCCAGTGGTCGCGAAACTTCTCACCTTCAAGGATTACTTGTTGTTTAGTGAGTCCTTGATCAAGCGCCCAATTTCCAAGCTCTTTAGGTAGTTGCCAGTCAGAATCCAGCCTTGTCCCGTTTGCTTGTTTGGTTGGAGCTTTAGCGACAACAATATCTTTTAATTGGTTATGGTTCTGGTTCTGGTTCTGGTTCTGGTTCTGGTTAGCATTGCGTTCGGTATGCGTTGGCAATGCGTTCGCATCAGCTTTTGCCCAACGTTTACTAGCAGATTCTTTTGCTTTATCAGATTTTGCACGGTATTCGTCAATTACACGATTAGCTCTTTTGCTTGTCCACTCGCCATTTTCCAGCTTGAAAAACTCTCGCAATACGGTGGCAATGCGTTCGCTATGCGTTCGCATACGGATAAGACGTGCAATCTCATCTATGGATTCTGGTAGATTGATTTCATTCAGATAGACGTAATCAAGCATCCTGCGATAAGCAAGGTCTTCGAGTTCGTCTAGGTGTTGTGTGTGGCTGGCGTAGTCGCCTACATGGAACGGGTAGTGGTGCATTAGCATTACTCGCAGTGACTCGCAGATTAAAGATTGCATACTCTGGCAGACCTGCGAGACCATCACTGTAAAGAGCAACCAATACAGCCCAGAGTATACAATTGCCTTTCGGCATCAGCGGATTATATCACCGCCTTTGCCATAATCAACTACAATCTGCTATAATCATGTTGCTCACTGTCGCAGGCGTGCCCCTTATCAATGAATAGCAATGTAGTTAGTCTAAGCAGCAAACGCCCGCACATGGCTGGCCTAGCTCGCTGTATGGACTGTAAACATGAATGGCAGGCTGTAGCTCCAATTGGTACGACTTTCCTTGAATGCCCAGCTTGTTCACTATTGCGCGGTAGATTAGTTCTGCCAGTATTGCGGGATAAGCACCTACATTTTGAATGCAACTGTGGAAACGATCTATTCCATAAAACGCCAGAAGGCAATTATTGCCCGAACTGTGGAGAATGGATTATTGAATAATGCTATAATTCTCATAGCTGATCTGCCATGCGTAGAAACAGTATCCGGATGCCTTTACCATCACTGATAAGGGCATCTAGCCTTAATCATGTACATAAAACAGCGTTCCATGTACACGTTTTGGGGTTATGTTGATACACGTGCAGGCCATCGCATAGACAGTAAGTCGGTGAAGCTCTTAGCCTTTATCGCCTTATGCCGGTTTTGCATATAGGCTACGTTACAAGGCTTGCATCGCGTGATGCTTTTGGCTTGTGGGTTTAGTTGGCAAATGGTACAGAGCTTAGTCATCGCTACTGCCCCAAACGTCACGCTTGAGCTGTACAAACGCCGTCAATAATTCATCCTTTCGATAGTCGCGATGAATAGCTGGCTGGTTAATAATTGGGGTTAGCATTTCCTGTACCCGCTGCATTATCTCGTTAGCGGCAAGCTTTGAAGGCGGTAATTGTGTTGATACTGACTCGATCATGTTTTTCATAGTGTCACCATTCGATACTGCCAAGCAGATTTACCTTTAGGCGCTTTACCTATTAACGAAACGCCTTGAGCCTGTAGTTTAGGCCGCACAGAGTCCCGTATACGGGCTGATATAGCACTCTCGCTATGCCATGCTCCGAACTGGTCAATGATAGCCTCCCTGATTTCGTGGAGGTACATAGGCCTGTTCTCTGATTTCAAAACAGCTTCTATCTGGATTGCTGCGCTCATCTTGTATCCCTCTTTTTTGATTAACTCACGCTTTCTTTGTTTTTCCATGTGTTCGCACGCTATCCATGCAGACAATGGGATCATGCCAATCATACAAACTTACTCCTTAGAAAACGGCTCATTAGTGGACAAGGTTCATCACCAGAGAAGTTCATAGGCGGCACATATGACTTCTTACGCTCTTTAGTGGCATTGACGCACTCTGTACAGCTACGTGATGCAGCCTCATTGTATTGGTCAGGCATCTTGGCTTCTTTGCACTGGCGGCACTTTCTAGGCTGCTGTGCGCGTTTCTCAGCATGGTAAATCTTATCGCATTGTTTGCAGTAGCCATTGCTTGAGAAGTTCGCACGATTGCGCATGAAAGTACATTTAGGGCAGCGTTTCATTAGGTCGCTCATACAGCCTCCGGCGCTAACAGGTCAAAGATATGGCTATGGTGCTGCCAAGTCTCAGCGGCTACCTTCAAAGCGTTGCGGTAAGCCTCCTGCTTTGTTCTACCGTATGCGCCTACTGATCTACGGCCATTGACGCGTATAAGCCATTGCTCACCAGAGTCACGCATACGGGCATTAGCGCTTGCCATTGTTGATTGATCATAAAATAGTGTTTTCATGTGATGCTCCTTTGCTCAGTTCAAACTCTGCACGTTTCAATGCAGCGAAGTCATAAAGCTCTTGCTTGGTATCTGCAGGAAACCATACGGTCACCTCGGTAAGTCCTTTGTTTAGTTGCTTGGCCTCATAGCGTTCTACGGCTACACGCTGAGACAGTGGCGTTAGGTGCGTCATAGCTTTGCCTCCAGCCAAGCACACAGTTTTTTGTACTCATCACAGAAGCCATCGCTTATCATGTCGTACACGTCTACGCCGTCTTTAGTGATGCTGATAAGGTCATAGTCGTTATCACTAGCAGGTGCGCTGCCATTGTCGCCGTTGTATTCGGGTTCGCCAGCTTCAAAGGCTACCTCCACTACAATCCAGTGCTTGCCAAATGGCGCTAGGTCGATTTCGTAATCCAGTTTAGTAGTCATAAAAAACCTCCAGTTTGAGAAACGATACCAACGCACACAACCACAAGCGTAATGACGCAGAGGATGGCAACATAGCCAACGTATTCAAGAAATGATGGCTGCTTTACTACAGCCGGTTTGTTTGAGTGGTGAAGGTGTTTGAAGTCTTGCATGATTATACCTCCTCTGCTTCAACAGCAATCCAGTTACCGCGCTGCGCTTTTGCCATTGCTTCAAACTTGTTAGCGGCCAAAACTCTTACTTTTTTGCAGCTGCCTGAATGTGATTCTAATGTGACTTTGTAAGTTTTCATGGCCGTTCTCCTTTGTGTGTGTAGCCATTAGAATCTAATCCGTTTAGGCGTTGTATCGTGGATTGTACCTATGGATATCCATCCAGTGTAGAAGGCTCAGATAGCAATAATTGCACGCTGTCAATTGCGGAAATCCACTATAAAATAAGGCGGTTTTTGTGTATAATTGCGTTGTGTTTATCTATCCGTGAAAGTCGGAATGAGCATAGGATTTGCTTGAATTGCTAGGTAGACACACTACAGACGCATTGAGATTGCGCAACCGCATGGGCGTGCAATGGCCGAGGGGTAATCTCAATACTTGTGTGGTGAGGTATACAGGTTGTACGGCTGTGTTGCTTGTCCAGCGCGCGGCAGGTAGGTGGTTCGATTCCATCCACCACGCTTCAAATAAGGAGATAGCAATGATAACAACATTCAATCTATGCCTAGCAGGTCTAATGGTGTGCGCTATTATCCTTGTGAGCTTCTTGCTTGCGTTTCTTGATGGTGCAAAGACTTACGAACAGCCGGATATAAAGCGAGAGCTACACAGTAACCCAAAGGGCAAGGATGTTTTCTACAGAATGCAGAGCGGAGACGAGTGATGGAATGGCAGCCTATTGAAACAGCACCATTAGATCAGATAGAAGTAATTGTTTTTGTCCTAAAAGATCGCCTTCTGTTTTCACCGCTCAATATATTTGTGGTGGATGGGAGTGTTCTGTAGAAAATAGATATGCTCCAGAAGATGATTATTTTGGAGACGTTGATTTTCAGCCTACCAACTGGATGCCACTACCTGAACCGCCAGTAATATAGGTGTAATCCACTATTGCCACCAATACCCCACTAGCGACAATAGGCAACACACAACAGAAGGAGTTAAACATGAAAAAGAAAGCTAACCCCAAGCTAACCGGCTTGTCCGGTTGAGCGAATTGTTAGGTGGCGTGCCACCGAAGGAGACGATACATGCGCGGCGATCAGATGACAAAGCCTTGGCCTCCCGAGCCAGAGCCGGACGAGCTAGAGGCATTTCTCTGCCAGCTTGAGAACAACATCGAACGAGCGGAATCGCCTGATTGGTGCGTGTTGCATCTCAACGTACAGCAAGGCGAGAACGTGCTGCGGTTGATCCGCGAGCGTACCCAAGCCACCTAACCCTGCAATAAGCGGCTAGTCCGCTTGATTGCGTTGTTATGCGTCACGACTACTGTATGAATTATCAGTGAAAATAGTTGTTGACAGTAACCGGTTACCGTGTAGAATGAACACATAAACCAAGGAGATGCAATAATGACTATCTACACAGGAATACCATCTAACATGACATACGCGCAAGCAAAGAAATCAGCAAATAGCACAAACCAAAATATCATATTTGCTGGTGACGCTGGAAACGGATGCAGATTCGAGGTTTATTTTTGCCCACAGCGCAACAGACAAATATGGACAACAGTAACCGCTAATGGAACCAGAATTGTATGAATCGTGACGTATGCGAGCATTTTAACCCAGTAGGATTGTGCGATAAATGCAAAGGTTTTAAATTATGCCAAAGGCACTTAATGCACTACTCTGGGGTTATGTGTGCAGTTTGCGAGAGAGATAATAAACGATCTAAAAAACTAATGATGGAAAAAATGCGTAGAGACAGAAAGCGAGACGGATTATTAAGGTGCGAGTTCTGGCTCACACCAGAGCAGAAAGAGCGTGTTTTGAAGTACGTGACGCGGTTTAAACGTGACGCATAACCTAGAGCTGAGGGGCGACGAATGAACGCAATTGAGCAATATCGCGCCTTACTCGTTGAGCTAGGCATCACGGCTGACGTAGCGCAGTACAACGGCTGGAGGCTGAGACCGGATTATATCCACATACCACATCATGCCCTACGTGGTGGAATCCAATCGTACCGATCAGCACAAGTGGCTTCACGCTTACTTCTAAATGGACAGTTTGAGCCACACAGAGCGACAAAGCTCTATTTCTCCAAACACCCTACAAGGCCACTAAAGCCAATTGATTACCTGCAGGACTACAGCGAGCCGCTGATTCTATGTGACAACCTGATAGACACGATTTACCTGCAGAGCCAGCTAGCACAGTCAGCGATACAGGCTCAGTGTGTGTATATCAAGCACAACCACTTTCCCAAGACCAAAGACTTTCCATTGGCAACCGTGGAGCAGCAGAAGCGAATCTATTACACCAGACACACCAGCCAAGAGCTGATCAATCACCTGAGAGCTAACGGGGCAATCTGTCATGCTCTGAAGCACAGCTCAAAGCATCCAGACGCACTAGCCTATGTTCGCAATGGTGGCTCAATAGCTGACACGCTCAGTATTACGGTCAAGGCATCAAACCATAGCAATGTTGATGTATCGCTTAACAAGGTGCAGGACAAGGCCGAGAAGGTCATGGAATGGCTAGACACACTACCGAGACAGGTCTACTCATTAACAGACTTACACAATCAGTTCATTCATTACACAGGGATTGAGATAGGCAAGACTCAACTCTCACGCATTCTCACCAACAGGCTTCCTATGACATCACGCAGGTTAGTCCATGAGTATATTCCTGCTATTAGTTGGAAGACTAAGTCAACTATGGCGCATCACATGCTTATAGCAGTCAGGCAGAACGATTACTGGCAGACCAGCACCGATAAGCAATGGTTAGCCGAGTACAGACAACAGTACAACACCAAGACTAGGATAGGCACATGAAGTACTTTAGTTATTTAGTTTATATTATATTCTGGGAGTCTTTATGCTGGATTGGAGGCGGATATGTTGTATTTATTCTTAATCACAGCGGTCTATGGTTTGTTCCAATATTCTTTCTTGCTTGTTCAGCCTATAAGCCTTTGCAGTGGATACATGGAATACCAAAGGAGGAGCCATGAAAGCACTCATCATCACAGCTCTACTCATTCTCACCACTCAAGCAATAGCTCAAGAATGCGATAGAAGCAAAGCAGCTTGTCCTGTTATCAACCTAGACAGACAGTGCTACAACGACTGCAGAGACCAAGGATACGCCACTGGATACTGCTTGAAGCAATGCCAATACTAAAGATGTATTTCAAATACATTGAATAATTGATTAAAATATGATATTGATGATAGCATCAGTTCACTGCCGTTCCTGATGACACCTCTCATCCAATCTCTCTTGATCTTGTAACAGCGTAGTATCAATACGACACGTAGCGTATCGTTATCAATTAGGTAGATACATGATCAGATTACATGATGGAATACAGCGATATATGCGCCACTTGTACACACAATGTCTCTCTGCTGGTTCTCTCTTGCGTAGTCTGGGAATAACCCTACATAATGCAGCACTACGTATATCGGGTGTTATGTTAAATAGTCATTATCGGAAATACATAATAGAATCAATGAGTTAGCGTAGATGTAGATACAGCATAGCATGACAGGCATGTAAGTAATCGCTTACGTGTGGGGCTATGTAGATAGGTAGGCATGACTGGAGGATTCGATACCCCCACCCCCATGAGGAAAACAGGGGCCGCCCCTGCAGGGCTGGCTACCCATATACACAAAATGTCTATTTTCAAATGACTTGCTCACACCTTATCGCTGGTGTATATTGTGGATTACCACGTAGGATAGCCCTATGCAGAGTATTGTAGAGAGATTGGAAGAAACCGTACCTGTTAAGCGCGGTGCGGTTGAAAGGATTTACTCACGTAAGCAGATAGAGCAGGCGTTCCTTGAAACGTTCGAGCTGGTGGGTGGTGTGTCTCGTCTGGCCTCATGGGCTGATGATGAGGAGAACTATAAAGACTTCCTGAAGCTGTTGATGGTGATGGCTCCTAAAGAGGCTTTGCAGCAATCAACAGGGAATGTGATCGAGTATCGTTCTAACATCCCTGCTAGTCCTTTGAACCGTGGTAACGCCGAGATCATCATTGATGACTAACGTTGTCTGCTCGTCTTATGTCCCGCGCCCGCATTCGTTAGCGTTCCATGCTAGGTCTGAACGGTTCTCTGTTGTTGTATTACATCGTCGAGCTGGTAAGACAGTCATGGCTATCAATGATTTGGTGGACAAGGCTATCCAGTGTCAATTGATGTTTCCTAAATACGCCTATATCGCTCCTTTTAGAGAGCAGGCTAAGTCTATCGCTTGGCAGTATCTTAAACACTATGCCGCCCCCTTGATTGAAAAGGTCATGGAATCCGAGTTATCGGTGCTGTTAAAGAATGGGGCTATTGTCCGTTTGTTCGGTGCTGATAACCCCGATGCCTTACGGGGTAACTACTTCGATGGCGTGGTGATTGATGAGTACGCCCAGATTCACCCTATGCTCTATGGTGAGGTTATCGCGGCTACCCTAGCAGACCGGAAGGGCTGGTGTGTATTCATGGGAACCCCGCATGGTAAAAACCACTTCTATGATATTTGGGAAGATGCGCTTGCTAATAAACACTGGTTCACCATGTTGCTTCGTGCTAGTGAGTCAGGGATTATCGACGAAGATGAATTGGAGTTGTTACGGACGAATCCCGGTACGGATTCTGAAACCTTCATGCAGGAATACGAATGCTCGTTCACTGCTGCCGTTCGTGGTGCTTACTACTCGGATCAGATGGAACAACAGGCCTCAACCCATGAGGGAGTTTTCCCCTATGACCCCAATAAACTGGTAATGACCGCTTGGGATATAGGCTACACCGATGATACATCTGTCTGGTTCGCTCAAGCCAATGGGGACGAGTTGTCCATTATTGACTTCTTCACTGTATCGGGATTCTCGGTTGATGACGTTCTGGGTGTGTTGAGAGACAAGCCCTACGCTTATGGAACCGCTTTTCTACCCCATGATGCCAAGAATAAATCCTTTCAAACAGGCAAGAGTACAAGAGAGCAGATCGAGGCCGCTGGTTTGAAAACTTCCTTGGTTCCGTCATTGTCTATTCAGGACGGGATTCAGGCGGTTCGTAAGTCTCTACCCAAGTGGTACTTCAATACTGCCAGTAAAGATGTTCGAGTCGGTGTATCGGCTTTGAAAGCGTACGAAAGAGAGTATGATAAGCGGTCGCAAATGTTTCGCGCCTCTCCAAAGCACAATTGGGCTTCAAACCCTGCGGATGCTGCTAGAATGTTAGCCCTTGCGACTAACCCAACGGCTTTAAAGCAGGCAGGCAAGGCTAGAATTATGACAGAAGCACCGCCGAATGCACACATGAACTTATATAACCTTTTTGCTGAACGCGAGAGCAAGAAATCCAATACGGGACGAATCTGATGGCCGACGACATAGAAGAAAAGACCAAGGGCAAGAAATCCAAAGGCAATGTATGGGATTCACGCATTGCTAAAGCCGAAAAGTACATGCAACCTGCTTGGACTCACGGCCAGCGTGTTTACACCCGCTATCAAGACAAACGTGATGGAACCCTTGGATCAGATGACGGCATAAAACGTGCCAATATCTTCTATGCCAATGTCAATACCCTGAAAGAGTCACTTTTCAACTCCCTGCCTTCTGCCGATGTGTCCCAGTTACACAAGGGGGATTCGGATGATGTGGCGCGTGTTGCTGGCCTTATCATGCAAAGGGGTCTGGATTACGAAATCCAGTGCGCTGATGATTTTAAAGGTGCGGTGCGAGCTGCAATTCTTGATCGTCTTGTACCGGGCATTGGTCAGGTCAAACTACGCTTTGAAATGGAGACCGATGAACAAGGCGCTCCGTTGGCTGGTACTGAACAGATATTCGTTGACCAGATTTATTGGGAAGACTTCATTTATCAGCCTGCTAGAAACTGGGCAAGCGTTAAATGGATTGGCTTTAAAAACCCGATGACCAAGTCTGAAATCGTCGCCCGTTGGGGTGAAGATGCTATGTCAAAGGTTCAGACGGACAAAAGCGACCTGACAGATTTGACCCCTAAACAGATTACCGAGAACAAATACCTAGTTTATGAGATTTGGGACAAGGAAAAACGTCAGGTATTGTGGGTTTGTAAGGGATGTGATGAACCTTTAGAGGTTAAAGAAGACCCCTACGGCCTGAAGGACTTTTTCCCATGCCCGCCTCCTTTGCTGGCGAATCCTACGACTACTGCGTTACTTCCGGTAACAGATTACCACATTGCACAAGACCAATATAACCAGCTTGATGTGTTGTACGCCCGTATTGCGATGATTATTACTGCGATAAAAGTCGCAGGCCTTTATGACGCTTCCAGCTCTGAAATCGGCAACATGCTACAAGGTCAGGAGAATAAACTGGTTCCGGTAGAAAACTGGGCTATGTTTGTAGAGCGTGGCGGGGCTGGTGGTGGCATCCAGTGGTATCCCGTTGAACAAGTTGTCACCGTTTTACAACAACTTCAACAACAATACGAAGCGGTTAAGTCTACGCTGCAAGAAATCACTGGCATGGCTGATATTGTCCGTGGTGCGTCTAATCAGTACGAAACCGCTGCCGCTCAGACGATAAAAGCGCAGTTTGCTTCTGTCCGCATGAACGGATACCAGCGGGACGTTGCAGAATTTGTTACCGGAATGCTCAATATTATGGGCGAAATGATGGTGCAACTGTACTCTGACGAGAAATTACGTGGAATAGTGGGTAAATTGAACCCTGCTGACATTGAATTTATCGAACCCGCTCTACAAGTGCTGAGAAATGACCAATTAGCCATGTATTCGATTACGGTTCAGGCTGATTCGCTTGTTCAGGCAGATTGGGCGCTGGAAAAAGGTCAGAGAATGGAGTTGATGGGCTATGTGAGCCAATTTTTACAGTCCTCTGTACCTGCAATCCAGCAGAATCCCAATATGGCTCCATTATTGTTGACAATGTTCAAGTTTACCATTGCGGGATACCGAGGGGGAGCTGAAATTGAGGGCGCGTTAAATCGTGAGCTGGAAACAATGGCTAAACAGGCTCAAGAAGCTGCTATGCGGCCTCCTGCACCGCCACCACCAAGCCCTGAGGAAATCAAGGCACAAGCTGAAGCACAGAGAATGCAGCAAGAGTTCCAGCTCAAGCAGCAAGAATCTATGATGCAGGCGCAATTAGAGCAGCAAGCACAAGAAGGCAGAATGGCTATCGAGCGCGAACAGGCTGCTATGGATGCTGAAGTGGCGCGCCAGAAAATGGAACACGATGCAGTATTGCAGGCGCAAAAACTCGAAGGCGAAAAACAAGCCCAACTTCTTGAGTTATCCTACCTTTCCGAGAAGTACCGGATGGAGTTAGAATACAAAGAGCGCGAGCTTGGTGTGAAAACACAACACGCAGCCGTTTTAGCTCAGATTAAACAAGATTCAGCAGCAGCTCCGGCTGAGAAAAAAGAGCCAAAAGAAAGCAGTGAAAAAGAAAGCGGTCAAAAAGAAGCTATGGAGACTGTGCTAGAATTAACCCGCGCTCTAACTGCACCAAAACGTATTATCAAAGATGCAATGGGTAATCCTATCGGAATTGAGCGAGTCGGGTATGATTTGCCTGATAAAATCAATACCAATAGCGAAGGTGAAATTGAAGGCACTGAATAAACACAGAGGGTAAGATAATGCCAAAAGGTCTAGCAAGTTGTAACAACATCGTGGCTCTGTACTATAACGCCACTCCCATAGCCAATATCGCTGATAATGCGGCATCATCGCCACTTGCTACTGTTACTGTAGCTCTGACGACTGTAACTGGCGCACCATCGGACACGATGGCAACGAGTCTGGCGACCTACACTAACTACGCAAACCAGACGTTAGCTAGAACGACTGCCGGATGGGATGCCCCGTCAGGTGGCGCGACTGCTAATGCTGCTGCTGTAGAGTTCCCACAATGCGGCGTTACTGGCAACACGATTGTAGCTGCCAAGACTGGCAAAGGTACGGGTGCTGTTGACGTGTTTCACTATGGCGATTTGAATGCGTCGATTGCGGTATCTAACCAGATACAGCCACGCTTCCCGATTGGTGCGATTACCATTACAGAGGCTTGAGCATGAGCTTTCCTCCTTTGTATGAGTGTTCAGTTTGCAGCAAGCCGGTAAAAGTCAAGCCGCAAGGTGAAGGCGTTGAGCCGGTAAAGGTTTTTTCCTGCGATCATACTGATGCTACTATCTGGGCTAATCGCAAGGTGACGTTGCGTGGCAAGGGTCAAATGAACATTATCAAGCAGACCTCTATCAAGGTAACGCTGACAATCCGGCAGTTGCTTTGCTATCTGTCTGGTAGAAGTATCTAATGGCTCTGGGTCACCGTGAGATTAACGCTGCCTTTATTGAAGGGCGGCGATTGCTTGCGAGCTTTAATAAAACACCATCACAGACTACGGGTTCTGGTATCTGGTACGACTTATCTATGTCGTCTGGCAATCCTATTGCTCAGTATTATTCTGGCGTGACGCTGACTAGCACTAAAATGTCTCGCAATGTTGATATAGGATTGAACCACGGCCAGCCAGTTAACGCCGATGGGTTTAAGAAGTACCTTTATCGGATACAGGTAGGTGTTGTGTTGGCTACTGCTGCGCCTTTGACTGTGCAGGTACAAGATTACTTGATGTTTTATTCCGGCATTTCTATGGATGCTGGCGTTCAGACTATGACCAATTCTATTGAGTTGCCTCGCTATCCTACAGGTGAAGGCGTACAGATGATGCTGGTTGAACAGTTCCCCTATGCTGGGGCGTGTCAAGTACAGATTACCTACACCAATTCAGACGGGGTGGCAGGTAGAATTACGCCAATTATTAAGCTTAACAGTCAGTCGGTATTCGGTACGGTTGCAGCATCCGCGCCCGCTACAGCCGGTCAGGGTGGATTGTATATCCCCTTGCAGGGTGATGATAAAGGCGTTCTATTGGTCGAAAGCATCGAGATATTGGGCGCTGGTGATGTTGGTGTATTGGCTTTGGTATTGGCTAAACCTCTGCCTGTTTTCAATATTGTAGAAACAACACAGCCAACTTTTATAGATTTTGCGCATGATGTAAACGATCTGCATGAAATAATCGACGATGCTTACATAAACTTTTGCGTACTGCCAACGGGTACAATAGCTGGCGCAAATATCACTGGCGAATTAACAACATTCTGGAGCGCAGGCTAATGGCTGGATTTTCAAGTACCGATAACATGGTGAACAATATGTCTGCGCTGAACAAGCGTACTAGCGCATATTTTTCAAAGCAAATGAACCCTACAGCGGCGGCAGTGGCTAACGAATGGCACACTCTATTCCGTGGCGGCGGTAATCCACAAGCTGATGCGATATTTGATGTAGGTACTAACCTACAGTTCCAGTCTGTTTATGACACTAACGCCTCGGCTGGTTGCATACAGCATGGTGGTAACATCGGCGCGGCTGGTGATGATTTCAAAACACTGGTATCCGGTTATGCGGTCAGTGCTGCTGCTACGGTTGTGCCTGCTACGCTAGTCCTTGTTGACATGCTGGCATTCCACAGGGTTACGACTGTAACGACTACCACAGCACAAAACACTGTGAACACCAATACTTTCACAGCGTCCTCTAGCTCTGGCTTATTGCTGACTTTTGCGAATGACTGGAACACATACCAGAAAGTACGCTTTACCACGACTACTACATTGCCTACTGGTTTGGCTCTCAATACCGACTATTGGCTGGTACGTGTATCTGCGACTACCGCGCGTGTTGCCACAAGCTACGCCAATGCTATTGCTGGTACTGTTATAGCGTTTACCGATGCTGGTACTGGTACGCATACACTTACTTGCAGACTGCCGCGCTATAGTGATGGAGCAGGTGTAGAGACTATTATATTTAACCCTGCCGCTACTGCTTTGGGTGCTGGTACGCCTAACTTAACGCTGGACTATACCAATAGTGCGGGAACAGCGGGCAGAGCTACGCCTACACTGCCAAGCCCACCTATCGGTAAAACAGCGGCTACTAACTCGCACATCCTGTATTCAGGTGCAACGGGCGCTGGTAAATTCGGACCATTTGTGCCCAAACAGGGTTCTGATGCTGGTGTGCAGTCAATCCAGTCAATCCGCAATTCTACTTCTTATGTCTCTGGTACTTATGCAGTGGGCTACTGTGTGCCGTTGGCTGAGTTCCCTGTTCAAGTATTGGGGCAGGCTACGATGATGGATTTTACGCAAGCCATGATGCCGACTTTCTCGCGCGTGTATGACGGTGCTGCTTTGTACTTTTTACTCAAGTCTGGTGTAGCTACACCTGCTAACAGTGCATTTGATGGTAAGCTCAATTTCGGATGGTCGTAATTCATGGCAATGTTGGGTAACGGCTCACGCCTAACCTTTGGAACAGGTCGCGCTATTGGTGGCCGCTATTCCGCCACGAGTGGCGGAATAAGAAACAAGGGCGAGTGGAGCGCATGGCGCTTTCAGGATAAAGCGACCACGTTTAAAGCGGGTGCTGCTTATCCTACTGGCTATAACGGGCAGTCAGCGTTTTACAATCCTATGGTAGCTGGTGAAATATCCATGCGCCTAGAGGGTGATAGCACCTTTGCTGCTAATTTGTATCCGACTCGCGCAATGTCGATTGATATGACTGGCAGCGGCGATCTTAACGCAACGGCAGGATTGGTTATTGCCATGCTGTGCGCTATGGCAGGTAGCGGCACACTCACGGCTGCTATCGAAGGCCGATTGAATATGTCGGCTGACTTCACAGGTAGCGGCGATCTTGAGGCTTCAATATCAGGCATTGCCAGTATGCTCTGCGATATGACGGGAACAGGCGACCTAGAAGCAACCATAGCGGCTTATGGCAATATGGCGATAGATATTGTAGTGACGGGTACAGGATTAACTACGGCGAACGTAGGGCAAGCGGTATGGTCTGCGCTGGCTGCATCGAATAACGATCCTGACACGATGGGCGAGAAGCTGAATAACGCCTCTGGATTAACGCCTGAACAGGTGCAGATGCTTATTGAGCTTTGGACGCTGGCAGGACTTGATATTAACAACCCGCTTTCTGTTTCTACTACCGAGCGTATTGCTGGTGCTATATCGCAAATAATTGAAGAAGCGAGCGGCGTGGTAACGGTGACCCGTGATTGATCCTATTGCTATTGCGTTGGCCGGTGTAGGCACTAGCCCGATGCTGATGGCAACCGATGGGTTTATCGGATCAATTGCTCCTGTAGTTAGGCAGAGGGACGGTGACGGATGGAAAAAGCATGATTACTACCATATCGAGACTTTACAAAAGCAGGAAAGCAGTAATGATAGCCGCGCAGAGCTGGAAGATATTTATGATGCTGTTGATGAGATTACAACATCGCCAGCAAAACCGACAGCCGATTATGAGAAAATTATTCTTGCGAATAAACAAATGGCAGATGACATTCTGCTTCTTGAGTACAACATTTTATGCAAGATAGAGAGAGCGCGCATAATTAACGATTATTCAATGGTATTATTGTTATTAGGTGATTGATGAAAAAACGTTGCATATTCTGCCAGCAAGTCTCTAATGTTGAAGAGTCGGAGACCGATTGCCCTCAGTGTGGCAATACTAACAAGCTGACCCCGTTTGTTCATGTTGCTCAAGGGTTTGTCAGAGGAAAGTTTGAGCCGTTCAAGTCTACGGTTGACGGTACTATCATAGACAGTCATACCAAGATGCAGGAACACAACAAGCGCAATGATGTGATCTGTGTAGCTGATGGATACAGCAATGAGGCCGTTCTATCAGGTAATTTTACCCAACCAAAAGAAGAAAAGTTGTGTGCAAGGGATTTAGCCAATGATATTGGCGAATCTATTATGAAACTTAACAATGGCTATAAGCCAGAGGTGCAATATGAAGACTGAAAACAATGAACTCGAAGAAAATACGATAGGCGAAGATTTACGCGAGGCGCTGATTGAACACGAGGCAGACGAAGAAGGTGATGCCCCGCTTATCAGCAATCGCGACGAGGCCGGACGATTCAAGGAAAAAGCCCCCGTCGAAAAGGAAGAAAAAGAGGCCGTAGCCGAACCTGTTGCAGAAGGAGAACAGGAACAAGCTGGAACGTGGACGCACACTAGACCGCCTTCTAGCTGGACTCCAAAAGCACGTGAAGATTGGGACAAGATTCCTGAACACTTGCAGAAAGAAATCACTCGGCGCGAAGAAGCGCAAGCTCGTGGTGCGGCTCAATTGAATGAGCAATACAAACATGCCAAGGGTTTTGTAGAACGAGTTAAAGAGCCGATGATGGAAGCAATCGGACCCAATGGTGATCCTGTCCAGCACGTTCTATCCATGATGCAAGTGGAAAAGACACTCCGTACAGCACCAATGCCGCAGAAGTTCAATCAGTTAATGGCAATGGCTGACCAATTCGGGATTCCTCTGAGAGAGATTATCAACGCCTCAGTGGGTGAAGAAGTCCTGCGCCGTGATAATACGCAACAGGCAATCCCTGATGCAGTTCAGCGTGAACTGGCTGAAATCCGTCAGTGGAGAGAGCAATCCGAACAACAGACCGTAGCCTATGAAGTGGAACAGTACGGACAGTCGCTAGAGTTTTTTGAGGACGTACGTTCGGATATGGCTGACCTGATCGAATCCGGCAAAGCCACTGATCTGACAGATGCCTATGAAAAGGCTATTTGGCTGAACCCTGATGTAAGGGAAGTCATGCTTGACAGACATGGTAAAACCGCTACCACGTCAGTGATTGCTAACCGTCAAGCCAAGGCAGTCGGGGCAAGTGTCAAGCCTTCAGGTAAAATCGGCGTAACTGTTGATAATGATGAGGAAGATGATAGTATAGCCGATACAATCCGTAAATCCATGTCTGCCGCACAAGGCCGTCTATAATCAAGGGGATATACCATGCAAGCTATTATATTTTTATCAAAGCAAATGGACTTGGCAGATGGCCTGTTTGTCAGCAAATGGGTAGGAAATATTCAATACGCTGACCGCGATGGCAAGTATGCTGTTGTTGTTTTGCCAGAAGGCCAGACGCTGCAATTGCCATTCGAGAACATCATTGAAGCTGAAGATATTTCGACTTGTACATGGATTCTGAAAAATCAGGATGGCGCGTACATGGTTGGCGTGGTTGATTCCACTTTCCCTGAATAATAGTCGCGCACGATGCGCAAGGGGTAAGCGGTGGAAATGCAGACTTTATTCAATATCGCAGTAGGTCTTGTCGGGGCATTAGGTGGCTGGATACTTAATACCCTGTGGACTGAAATAAAGTCTATGCAGGCTACCGATAACAAACTGGCCGATAAGGTGGCAGCTATCGAGATACTGGTAGCTGGTCAGTATGTCAAGCGTGATGATATTCAGGTATTGTCAAGTGCTATATTTGCCAAGCTGGATAGGATAGAAGACAAGCTAGATGGGAAGGTGGATAAATGAGTATTGATCCCGTCACCGCTGGCCTTGATGTTTTCGGCAAGGTAATCGACAAGATTTTCCCTGATAAAACTCAGGCCGATGCTGCAAAAGCAGAGCTGCTGAAAATGCAGATCAATGGTGACTTGCAGTTGGCGCTTGGTCAGCAAGCAACCAATACAGCCGAGGCAGGCAGCACAAGCGTTTTTGTAGCTGGATGGCGACCATTCATAGGGTGGGTGTGCGGAATGGGCTGTGCATGGAACTGGATAGGCTTGCCGATTGCCAAGCTGGTTTGCGCATTGATGGGGCAGGTGATTGTCCTGCAGATGGCTGACCTGTCAGAAATGATGCCGTTATTGCTAGGAATGCTTGGCATAGGCGGTATGCGTACCTTTGAAAAAGTACGGGGCGTTGCGTAATGCAGCCAGACCAGAAAGGCGCAGCTTTGGAGTTGGCACTTAAACTGTGTACAGAGTTTGAAGGATTCAGCGCAGAACCCTACCTTTGTCCAGCCGGTGTCCCCACTATAGGCTATGGTCTGACACATTACTCAGGCGGCAAGAAAGTTACCATGCAGGATGCGCCGATTAGCATGGAAAAAGCATTATCAGAAACCCGCCATCTGCTTAATGGCTTTCAAGAGAGCGTATTACAATGCTGCCCCGCAATCACCTCAACCGGCCTGCTTGCGGCTTGTACTGATATTTCCTACAACATCGGAGCTAATGCGTTTGGCTCGTCTACATTGCGCAAGGTTATCAATGAAGGCGGCAGCAAAGACGATATAGCGGCACAGTTCCGCAGATGGAACAAAGGCGGCGGCAAGGTGTTGGCAGGGCTGACTCGTCGTAGAGAAGCCGAGATAAAACTTTTGTAATAAATTGCTTGCAATCAGTAATTGTACGTAGTAAGTTAGCACTAACCTTCTTCCCAGTCGTAGAAAACCTACGGCATCGGAGCTAACCTCCCACATTGAAGGTGATGAGAACTCAACCTTAATCACTCGGAGGAAAGCATCATGGCTTTCGCAAATGCGTCCGTATCGGACATTATCGCTACCACTATTGAAAAGCGCAGCCGTAAAATCGCTGACAACGTAACCAAAAACAACGCTCTTTTGTCTCGTTTAGAGAAAAAAGGCAAGTCTCGCCCATTTTCTGGCGGTCGTCTTATCTATGAAGAATTGAGCTTTGCTGAAAACGGCAATGCTGGCTTCTATTCTGGCTATGACCTGTTGCCTGTATCTGCACAAGACGTAATCAGTGCATCACAGTTTGACATCAAGCAAGCGGCTTGCCCTGTTGTTATTTCAGGTCTTGAGCTGTTGCAGAATGCGGGTCCTGAGCAAATGATTGATTTGCTGTCTGCCCGTATTGATGTAGCTGAATCAACCATGAAAAACCTGATCTGCGGTGGTTTGTACTCTGATGGTACAGCTAACGGCGGCAAGTCTATCGTGGGTCTTGATGCTGCAATCCCTGATGTGGCCACTGGTTCACAGGCTGACACATACGGCGGCATTTCTCGCGCTACTTGGTCTTTCTGGCGTACTCAGTACGACTCAACTGTGACTAACGCGACTATCCAAAGCCGTATGAACGCAATGTGGGCTAACCTGCAACGCGGAATGGATCGTCCTGACCTGATCATGGTAGACAATCTGTTCTGGGCTGCGTATGTAGCTTCTTTGCAAGCTCAACAACGCTTCACTAGCTCTGAGTCTGCAACACTCGGCTTCCCGTCTGTTAAGTTTATGGATGCGGACGTTGTGTTGGATGGCGGTATCGGTGGTTTCTGCCCAAGTGGCACAGCGTTCATGCTGAATACTAACTACCTGCATTATCGTCCACACAGCGCACGTAACTTCGTGAGCTTGTCGCCGAACAAACGCTACTCTATCAACCAAGATGCTGAAGTTCAGATTCTTGCTTGGGCTGGTGCGTTGACTTGTTCCGGTGCGCAGTTCCAAGGCCGTCTTGCTGGTGCAACCTGATTTGACTAGGGCATGGATGCCCTTCATTTAAACTATTTTCGAGGTATTTATCATGGATATTATGGGTCTTAATAAAACACAAGTAACTGCAGCATCTTCTGTGCCTGAGTTCCTTGTTGGAACTGTTGGTCGTTATGACCGCACAGGAAACCTTTACAAGTACGTTAAATACAATGGCGGCGCTGGTTCTGTTGCTGCTGTTGCTGGTAACTTCGTATACAACTATGCTCCGTCTGGTGCGTCTGCTGGCGCTACTACTGAAGTGACTTCAGATGTTACTGATTCCGGCGGTATCGGTATGGGCGTACTTCAGGCGGTTATCGCTTCTGGTGGTTATGGTTGGATTCAGATCACTGGCACTGCAACGCTGACAACCGCGTTGACTGCCGGTGCTGACGGTAACGCTCTGACTGCTGTTGGAACTACTGATGGAACTCTTGACGTATCTGCTGCTGTGACAGATTTTATCTGCGCCACTGCTGTTGATGCTACTGCCAAGATTGTATTCCTGACCTGCCCGTTGTAATCGGAGTTCGATATGGAGCTAACGCTGAATGATGCTGTTATGTCAGCGTTGGCTTCTGTCGATGGAACAAATAACGACAAGCAAGTGGCTTTCTTGCAAGCTCTGCTTTCAGGTGAAGACCCGCCTGCTGATGCTACGCTAGATGATCTATGGGCTTTGGTGATGGATGTTGTTTCACCCGGCTCTACTGGTACGCTTCAGGAAAGAAAGTGTGCTTACTTTCGGGCTGATCTTGGCGATATGGCAGGAACATATAACGAGATTGAGCGTCTGTGGTGGATCAGCCAAATAGCTTGATGAATACCCGATTCCGTGTCACTATCATATAGTGGAAAATACCACTAGCAAATAAACCCATTATTAAGGTGCAACCATGCAAGCAATAGCAGAATTCGATCCAAAAGACTTTGAAAACCCTAACGCCACTACTGGTGTTTATGCAAAATTCTATCATCACGCAGAACAAGATGAAGCTGCTTCTTTGGAAGAAGGTCGCCCAGTGTACCGCGATGTTGAGTTTATCGAGATAATGACCGCTGGTGACGCTAAAGATATTCGCCGCCGTCCTGTGCGTCCTGTAGACAAGCAACGCTTCCAAGCCGCTTATCGCATGTTCCGCGAGGGAAGTGTTGAGCAGGTTGTTGGCACTCCATTGACGGAGGTTCCGTGGATTAGTTCGGCCATGCGCGAAGAATTGCAGTATTCCAAAGTTCGCACCGTTGAGCAGTTGGCAGAATTAAACGATCAGGCTTGTGGCCGTATGCCGGGCATGTACGATATGAAACGCAAAGCTGCTGCATGGTTGAAGAAATCCAATGATGCCGCTCCTTTCGCTGCGTTACATAAAGAAAACGAAGACTTGAAAGCTAGGCTTGAGGCACTGGAAGCAGGCTTGGCAAAACAAGAGCCAAAAGCTAAAAAGGCAGCTATTGAGTAATGCAAAACAGTTAGGGGGTTATGCCCCGCTGTCTGACTGGCCGCACTCCAGCGGACAGATTTTAAGGGGCTTGGCATGGCATCATATTCAACGGCCACAGAAATAGTAAACACAGCTCTGCAAGAGTTAGGGATGGGTGTTGTCAATCTGAATGCTGCTGCCGCTGATGCTACCGGCTATCAAATGCTTGGGTTGCTCAATGCGCTTGGTGATGAGTTGCTCCGTGCGAATGATTGGCAATTTCTAGAAAAAACCATGACATTTGTTGGTGATGGCGTTGAGGACACATTTGCATTGCCTGGGGATTTTGGTAGACAGGTCAATCAGACAGAATGGGCAGCAAGTGATAACAGACCATTACAGGGGCCTGTCAGTCCGCAAGTGTGGTCGTGGAATAAGTACGGCATTGTATCGGCTGGCATTTACTATCAATACCGTATATTGAATGGCAGTTACAGTATTTTTCCTGTGCCTGCTGCTGGAACCGAGTTTGCGCTTTATTACATTAGCCAAAATTGGGTTCTAGGCTCTCCGGGCTTACCTTTAGGTACGGACAGAATTACGTTACCCGATCAGGTTCCGCTGTTTGACAGACGACTGATGATTGCAGGTCTGAAGTTAAAATACTGGACTGCAAAGGGGCTTGACACAACAAACCTCAAAGCAGAATTTGATTACATGCTGGCAAATGAAAAAGCTGCTACTACTGGTGCGCCCGTTATTAGTCTGACTGGCAATGGGATAAATCCCTTGCTTGGCTGGAATAATATCTTGGACGGCAACTGGAACGTCAGCTAATGGGAATAATGGCCGCACAGCAACGCGTATCCAACGCTGTTAGCATGGTTGCGCCTACCAAGGGGATAAATGATATTGATCCTCTAGCGGCTACTGATGAGGGATTCTGTATCTTCTTGAGAAACATGTACCCAAGCAATTCAGCAACAACGGTTCGCGCTGGTACTAAAAAATGGGCTGTTAATATACTTTCAGAGATTGCCCCCTATCCTCCACTGCCAGTAAAGACCCTGATGACGTTCAATGCTATGGATGGAACGGGTGAGTTGTATGCGTGTACCGATGAGGGTGTTTTTGATGTTTCTGCCAGTACAGAAACCCCTGTCTTGGTGCATCCATTAACAGAAGGGAAAGTTCGTTATACCCAGTTCGCTAATACTGGTGGGCAATACCTTATAGGATGTAACGGTGTTGATCCTGCGTTTTTGTATGATGGCTCGACGTGGATAGATTTTACAGAGGAAGTAACGCCTACTGATCCCGGTGAAATATCTGGCGTTGATCCTGCTTTATTTTCCAGCGTTCTGTCATTCAAAAACCGTTTATGGTTTATTGAAAAAGAAAGCATGACGGCATGGTATTTACCAACAGACGCGCTTTCTGGTGCCGCAACCGCGTTCTATCTTGGGTCAATATTCC